ATCGTTTGAGTATGCTAGAAAACTTGCAGCAGTAAAGAATGAATCTGCTGTGGTAGAATCTGGTTTACCAAAAACTGAAGCCAGTTCACTTTCCGTGGAAATAACTGTAATTTTTTCAACGGGGCCCCAGTTGAAATTACCAGCTATAGCGCCAGTTGAAACTGAAATGGCTGGGATTGATGATGTAAGATCAATCTCCGAGACATTTATTCCGGGTGATACTTGAAATGCCATCTTTTATTCTCCTTGGTTACAAAGGCGCATTATTATATTATTTATAAAATGTGACCTTTAAGTGAACCAAATATCTTCTTTTGTTATCGGTATATCATTATCAACTTTACCATACTTTTCTTCGAAGGCATCAAGTTCGCTTGAAAATATAGGAGAAACAAGTTGTTGTTCAATCAATCTCATCTGTTCCTCATAAATCCTTTTTCTTATGTCTACGTCCGTCAGTTCTCTGAAAAACGGTTGCGTAGATAACCATCCGAATAGAACTAAACACATAGCCAAATCGTCATGCTTCCCTTCTTCAGCGGAGAAAGTTCCGTTCGCTTGTACGACAAATGTTGAAAATTCATTGATGATATCGTAATCTTCAAATTTCAGTTGGTAATTTTCAACAAGAGACTTGATCGCATTACAACCTTGACTCTTAACCTTTTTAGTCGTCCGAACTCCCATTATCTTGACATTTTTCATTGCGTCCGAAACCGTTAAGCTCGCTTTCTTCTCTTCAGTAAAAAACATATGGTCATAATCAAGATCGTAATATAAAATGTCCGCGACTTGTCCACCAGTGTCATTGTTTTCGATCAACAAGTACGCCATATTATAATATCTTCCTACTTGAGCCACAACATTAGGGAAAAGCAGAGGAGAGATATAATTGTTCTTGTATTTCGCCACAACCTTATATGGGGTTTGAGAGACGTCAACGACAACGAAAGCCGAAGAATCCAACCCATTACCTCTTGCACAATCCACTGAAATAATATAAGAATGTTTCTCGTCTACTTCCTCATACATATCCAACCCATCAAGAGCTTTCTGTATTGGAGGATTGATATGTAGAGACTTCAGAACAACCGTTGAAATTAAAGTGCCGGAATTGCCCAAGAATTCGCAACAGAATTCCTGATTGAACTTGTCAATATTAAAATCCATCGCGGCCAGAGTTTCTTCTTTCCACTTCTCTGTTCTTCCGGGGACTCTTTGCCAAGGAACCTCAACGTATTCATAACCATTTGTCTTTTTCTTTGCGCCTTCGCAAGTTCGGTAAAAATGATTTAGACCGTTGGGGGTTGACGTGAATAGGATTTTTGTAGTTTCGCCAGAAGAAATAGTTGGAAAAACAGAAGCGAAAAACTCATCCCAATGATCTACGAAAGCCGCTTCGTCAATATACAGAAAAGAGATTGACTTACCTCGAATTGCTGAAGAACTAGTTGCGGCCGCAATCACTTTACATCCATTTTCAAGTTCAATTGAACCTTTGTTCCAAGAAACCACGCCCTGTTGCATCCAGTCTGGAAGTGCTTCGTATGCTATTTTTATCCTGTCAAGAATTTCTCTTGCAGCGTCTCCCTTGTTCGCTAACAGAGCGACGGTTTTGTGTTCGTTAAAAATAATATAGTGTAAAAGTACAGCGACGGCAGTTGTAGTTTTTCCCGCCTGTCTAGAGGTGCAAACAGACACTCTTCTGCTATTTTTAATCTTGTCAGCTATTTCTTTCTGATAATCGTACAGTTTAATAGGAATGAAACCGTGATCAACGTGCACAATTTTAATATATTTTTCAGAGAAATAAATTGAATCTTCAGAACACTTCAAAAATTCTTCAAGTCGTTCTTGAGTCCAGTTTACCTTTCTCCTAGCTTTTTTTAAAGAAGGGTTGCCATTATAATAATTATTAGACATCAGTCCCCGCTTCTTTGATCTTCTTCAACAGATCCGAAGTTGAACCGACGAAAATTGCATTGTCTACGTGTACACTTGGGGAGTCTTCTTCTTTCTTGGATTCTTCCAATTCTTTTTTCTGCTTCTGTAGGTTCATCAACTTGTCGTTGACGTCTCCTAAGTTTTTTATCAACGTTGCTGCGACTTCGTATGCTCTTGGATGTTGCGACTCTCGTGCGACTTCCAATATACCGTTCATAGCCGAGTTGCCTTTTTCCAACAGATCGTACAAATTCGATCTTGCGTATTCGTAATCGTCGACAACGTCACTTTCGCTTGATTGTTGTATCAACTTTCCGGGCAAGTTTTCTTGGTACGGTTGAATTGGTTCTATGTCCAATGCGTCGGCTATGCTATCTTTCATTTTCATCTACATCACCCTTGGAATTCCCTTAATGTTTCTGTGAAGCCGTAATCGTCGGTCGGTTCGGCGTCTATTGGATCGGGAACGACAGTCTGCTCGACATATTGGGGGCTTGTGTTAGCGTTGGTGCCGTTGTAATATGTGTTTGCTGTTGCTTTACGAATTATTTTAGCATCATTAGACACAGAACCGTAAAAATACGTTTTCATAGTGAACGATAGAGTCCAAGTGAGAATTCTTGCAGTGTCCGTCTCACCTTCATATACTGGCATGTAATCAGCCGAATCCAGAATTATTGGAACGTCCCTCGTCGTCTCTCCAAAGCCGTCAACAAAAGACATTGTTATTGTATAATCTGGAGTGAAGTATGGTAAAATCTGTTCGATTATCTGAGTTCCGTCTTCGACGTTTCTTACATACAGATGAAGTTCGAAGGTCATATTGTAAGGAACCGGAGCGTTCACTTTCTGATATGTTGTCGAGTTCAGTCTAGCATAGGAACTGTTGTTAATTGACAGCTTCCTAGAAGTGTCATAACTTATCTGTAACATCTCGAAAGACATCCTCGGCAGGACGATTTGAGTCTCTTTTTCAAGATTTGGTTTCGCAAGAAGCCTAGTGAGGAAGTTCTCTTTGCCAGAATATGTCAACGGAACCTTGATTCTACTTTCTTCGGTTGTTGTTCCGTTCTCATACCTGACCATAGTGATATTGTTGAAAATATCACCAAAAGCAACTACGCATTTTCTGATAGTTTTATGGTAAAAATGCTTGTTGCTTAACATTATGGTTCCCCGAAAGGATTAGTCTCTGAAAAATCGAGGAAGTTGTCAGCTTCGTCTTCAATAAGCTTGTTATTATCCAAGCCATCGTTGACGTTGTTCATATCGTCGAAAGAAGCCACGGTATAAAATGCTCCTGAAGTCACCCCAACAATATCGGCACCAGATACAAATTGCCCTTTGATGTTTCTCAGATCGAGTAGAAGGTTTGGTTTATTCCAAGCGGAAACTTCAGCAACAGCCGTAGCTTCTTCATATGAGTCGCCCTGATAAACGATCTCATCGACTTCATATGTTGATGATCCGCCAGATTCCATAACAAATTCGTAACTGAACGATTTGGTGCGTTCAATATCATCAACTTCTGACCAACCAGTATCCAAATCTTCGTCGCTGTAACGGAATTTCTCACACATCAACTTGAAGCCGTAATAATCGTTCTTGCCAAAGTTGTAGAAGAAATGTTCCTCATCAACATACTTAATTTCAAACAAAGCGCCAAAATTCTTCAACCAAAGCAAGTCTCCCTCGCGAGGGCGAGAAGCCGAATTAGTTGGAACTACCTTTTTGAATGCTCTATAAGGCATGATAATATTCACATCCTTCTTGACTTCTATGCCAAACTTACTGAAAAGTTCAGCTCCATCAAAAGAATCGGCATTTTCTATGTAAACTTCCACAGGATACGCTTCTGAGAATTTCTTGGTGGGATCATCTCCGAATAGAAGATCTACGGTTGACCCAGAATCTCTTGGCATATAATAGGAATCAATTCCATATATTTTCACAACTTCGCCAATCAAGTCTTCATACAGAAGCCTTTCTGGTCTAGAATTAAAATTGTTAAAGTAGTTGGAAGTTGTCATAATTAACCCAAAATGAATTCAGGAGGTTCTTCGTAATTTTCTCTCAGTTCTTCCTCGAGCTTCTCTAATTCTAGAGTCGCTTCGTCATATATTTGTTGACCATTTAGAGTAATTCCGCCCGGAAGTTGGACGCCAGAAAACTTCTTGAGGTTTTCGCCCCACTGTCTTTTGAATAGAGCTGTCGTATAACCTTTAAGCCAAGTGGTACTCCAGATTTCTTCATACGAGTCTGGATCCAAAATTTGTCTGGCTTCGAACACGAGATATTGTCCCGGAGAAACTTTCCCATTCCAGTTGAAATCAACATATATTTTGTCGCTTCTACGGTTGAAGCGGATAGGAGTCTCTCCGATGAAAAGCATCTCAAGAGTACGAATATGTTGTTGCGCCAGAGCAAAGTAAACATAATCCGCCGAAGTAAAATCGAAAAGCTCATTCAATCTGAGTTGGTACGTCAAATCGAACATATTGAAATTTCCGCTGTTGTTTACTGTATTGACTGAATTACTGTACAGAGGAAATATTTTAGTAACGCCAATGATGCTGCTTGGGCAAGGAATGTATCTGTTTGTGATATCCTCTTCAGTCACAAGATGTTTGTAATAAACCTTCTCTGTGCCATCAAAGTGATATAGTTGGAATTTTGCAAGAGCATCATCAATTCTATCTTCCAACTGATCTTCGTCAACATTTATCTCAATCACAGGAAAGCCAAGCCTTCTGAGGCAATATTCTTTCAATTCTTCTCTGGAATTTGGTTTGGCCATTGTCGAGTTCCTGACGTGTCTTTACTTATTTATATCGGTCGATCTTCTTCCGCTTGCCCTTCGGTATAGGAAACAAAAATATGAACATTTGATGCGGTATTGGCTTTAACTTGAAGTCTATCGCCAGTTGTCAGGATTTGACCATTTAGGGGGAATGTTGCAGTGTTTGATACTGAAATGGTATGTGCGTTAGCAAGCATGAATGTACTTTCAGTGTCCAAGAAATTATCTTCAGCAACATATAGAATAAATCCAGTACCAACAGATTCATCCGAATATCCAGTTAAAATAACGTACCCAGAACCGGGACGTTCTAATGGCGATCCCGCAGAAGCGAAACTGAATTCAGTAACAATTTTGTCATCATCTACCAAGTCAACTGTCAATTCTGCGCCATTCGATAATGTTATAGTTTCTCCGACGGAGTAATTGGTGCCACCATTAAAAGTACCACCATAGATGATACCATCTACTTCTGATGTAACGCCAGAATAGTCGTCTTGATCTTGTGAAGTGTCTAGATATCTTAAACCCTTTATAATCTGAATAGAATATTCATTGTCTGTAGAGCCTACGTTTGAAACGATAATTGGCGAAATAATTTCGGCAGCACACCTCGATAGTGTTCTTTCGTTGGAATATGATGATGCTGGTATATCATAATCAGGAACATCGATAATAGTTTCCCAACTAGTTGATAACCTTTTTCCAACAGAAATCTGTTTTGCGATAGGTGCCTGTTCTGTAGTAATTCTCATCAGATATAACTCCTTGCATTGACCATTCTTCTCGCGTCTCTTTTAATTTGTGATACCAGCCTATTTCCCTGTAGCGTTCCAGTTCTTCCGTTTATTTCTATACCATCGAAAAGATAAACCGTATTATCTTGATCTGTTCCGCTCCATAAAATTCTTCCGTCGTCTTCCTTGATCATAGTATATTTTGGTTTTTTAGAAACGCCAGTTCTATTAT